TTGACCACCATTGTAAGGAGCACCACCAATCATACGGGTTGGTCTCAACCCAAATGGAGCATCATTATTAGCCATAGCTAATTTCCTCTTAGTTGATAGTTAATTTACTTGCGACCAAAAGTCACTTGGCTATCACGCTGAGGATCATACTTCACATATCTACCATCACGCTTTGCATCCCCGAACACTGTGTTGTCTAAAGCTTCCACAGCATCTAAGTTTTTTTGCTGATAATAAGAATTACGCTCTGCAATCGTCTCTAAAGGCATTTTAGCCAAAAGTAACCCTTCGTTATTTATAATGCCAGTATGCACACCGACTTCAATGCTGGTCATATGCTTCCAATCAGCTGGTAACTCTTCATGCTTGACTAGTTCCCATCCCTCTCGGATTCTTCTGGATACGTTTGCACGATCCTCTTGTCCCAACATTTCTGCCCTTATCCACCTGTACTCCATACCCGGAGGAGGCGGAGGAGCTTCCAGTTTGCGTACTAACCTCCATGGTTTTCTACGAGAGTTATTATCGTGAGTCTCGGATTCACGCGAGTTTCGATTCGTTTCTTTCTTTTCTGTCGTTGTCATTACACCGCCTCCCTTTGAGCAATTTTTTGTTTCTCTAAAGCTACACGTTTAAGCCATGCCTCTTCGGTCATGTTGTGCGGCTTCAGTCCACGGAGACGTTCAACCTCTGACTTTGAGAAAGTCACGCCGTTCTTTTTACCTTGTGTTTTCTGACGACTTCCAACGGAAGCGGAGGCAACTCTTTGCACAGCGGGTTGACTCTCCTTTTGACCGCCATCTGCACCTGAACCCAAGTGCGGATAAACTTTATAAATTCTATTGTTCAGCTCTCCATAATACTCGTCAGAGTCAGCTTCGTAACCCTCATTAATTAAATTGTAGTGCTGAAAATAAGCGTACTGAGTGGCCTCAAGATTTCCTTCGTCCTCTTGGTCGCCGTACCATTTATTCTTTTCATACCATCCAAGCGCTTCTTCGGTAGGCTCTACTTCCTGTTGTTGCGGAGCTGGTTGGTTTTGATAGTAAGACTGATCTACCACAGGTTGAGCAGGAGCTGCTTCTTGCCTGTTCTTTGCAAGCCTAACCTTTTCTTTCTGAATACTAATATCCGATTTTAAAGTATCAGCCTTGCTCATTAATTCTGCATCGCCAGACTCAACCGCTTTCTTGTAAAGATCATCAGCCTGCGACTCTTTCGCCTTAATAGCTTCTTCTTCTTTTTGAAGCACAGTTGCTTGCTGAACCACTTGATGCGACCTAAGCGCGTTAATCTCAGCTTCTCTTTGCCTAGCAATCATTTCAAACTGAGCAGCACGCTCCTCAGCAGCTCTAATTTGCTGGTTTTTTTTGTTTATACGTTTAGAAACTTTTTTGCTGTACGAATCAAGCTCATCGTCAGTGCTAACATTTTCTGTTTGAGCAGCCTCTACTGTCGCGTCTTCTTGAACGTCAATCTCAACTTCTTCGACCTGCTCTGGATTTGTATTTTCTACTGTCATGTTACACGCTCATTATATCATCTGGATTAAGAATTGTGGCAATCACCTCGTCGTCGTTTATAATCCTGACTTCTGCCCCGTCTTCTAACTTAAATCTTGCTCCAGCATACCGACCAATCAACACCCATTGTTTTTCTTCGCACCAATGGCTTGTTCCGTATTTTTCTTGATCGTTGTAACACTGCGGACCTTTCTTAACCACATAAGCGACGACTGTAGCAAGAGCCTCCCTCTCAACTGTCTCATTGGTTAATAAAATTCCACCCTTAGTTTTTTGTTTCCCGCCATATGGTAAAACCAAAATGCGCCAGCCAGTAGGCTGTGGCATTCTTTCTAACGCGGATTTTTCCAGAAGAGCAGGATCTAAAACCCTTTCTTCTGGATCAACATAAGCCTCTGATATAGCTTTTTCTGCTGCGTCCATTATTTAGCTGTCCTTGTGTTGTTCCTTTATCTCCGATTCGATGTAGGATAACGCAGAAAGCTCACCTTGTACAAATTTATAATGTTCGATATTTTCCAACGCACCAGACATTAAAGTCTCACTTATCTGTTCTCTGCGCTCGCGTATTAACCGCCTCAACTTATCATAAAGGTCTAGATCTTCCACAAACTTAGCTTCTTACTTTAAAATCCAAACCTTTGGTTGCGGCTCCGGCGCCCCTAACTTTTACAATCTTTTCAACCCCAGCGTTAACCACAACGCCTTGTTGAACGCTTTGTATAGTTTTTGGCTTAACCCTTCCGAACTTTTTCATAATTTCTACCTATTTTGATTTTTTAGCTTTAGCTGCTCTTTTCTTTGGAGCAGGTTTTTTAGCAGGCGCTTCCGCAACTGCCTCTTCAACTTCGGGTTCCGGCTCTGGAGCAGGCTCTGGAGCAGGCTCTGGAGCAGGCTCACCAGAAGCAATCCTAGCTTCTTTTTCAGCCATCCTAGCCATGTTTGCCTGATGAGCTATTTCGGCTGCTTTCCTAGCTTCGCTTAACGCTACTGCTTCAGCTTCTCTGTCTAATTTTTTTTGCGCTCTCAATTCTTTGATAGCTTCTAATCTATAACTAGTCGTCATTTTATCTCCTAATTGCCTTGCATCTTTTGGCCAAGCTCCATGAGCTTGAATTCTGCTTGTTGATCCAGTCTTTGCAAAGCGACATCAAGCTTATCATCAGCAACTTCTTTTTGCACATTCATGCGGTCTTTCTGTATTTCGTTCTCTAACAATTTCTCTTGCGCTCTTTGGTTTTGTTTTGACTCAAACTGCGTTTGCTCTTGATCAAGCTCTTTGTCTCTCAACTCAAGCTCAGCCTGTCTTATTTGAACCAACGGATCGCTGTCGTTACCTTGTCCTATTGATTGCAACAACTCTTGCGTTAGCTGAGCCATAATTGGTGCAGCAAACTGATCCATTGTTAGTTGTATCTGCTGCGAAACTTGTTGTTGTTGATCCGCAGGCAACTGCTGTAGCTGTTGTTGAGCCTGTTGTATTTGTTGCATTTGCTGTGGCGGAATTTGTTGTTGCGCCAATTCTGTAGCCAAAAACTGCAAATGCTGCATGATGTGACTAATGATTAAAGATTGTAACTGTGGATTTTCTTTTACTACTTGAGTTAGAAACAATGCTCTGTGCGCGTCTACATGCGCCCTGTGGTTCTGACCTTCAAAAGCTTGTGCAGGTTGTCCCATCAAAAATCCAGAGTTTTCCAAACCAGCATCTATTGGCTTGGGCGTCATGTCTGGGGGTGGCTGCAACAAGCTCTCTACGTTGTCTATTCCCAAAGCTCCGTACATACGCCTATACGCTTCATAGATGCCGTTTGGTCCATGCACCTGCGGATTAGACTGAACCATCTGTAACAGCTCTTGAGCAAGTGTTATGCGTTGGCTTTGGCTAAAGATATTAGGATCTGATACCGGAATAACATCTATGCGCTCATCGAAATCGCCCTGTTTTATTTCTCTAGGACCAGTTCCAGTTTCATAAGCGTATTCTGGAGGCAGATAATCAGCAAAGACCTTAGACAGTAATTGAAACTCAATCCTCTGTGCATAGTGCAATCTCTTATGGATTGCACTCATCACTTTAGTACCACGCTCTAAAAGAGCAACTGTTGTCCCAACAGGCATGGCTTGATTCATGTCACCTATGTTGGTGTCCGCGATTGCAGCAAACCGCTTTCCTGATTCAACCAACAGCCCTAGCAACGACATCAAGACGTTACTAGGCTCTTTTATTGGCAGCGGTATAAGGTTTTCTCTAAGAGATCCGCCCGTAGTATCTATGTCGCGGAACTCTCCGGGCTGTAGAGGCTCATCTTCGTCCCTAATCCGCATGCCTCTGGCCTTGAAGCCAGCAGGAAGGTTTGCCAAAGTCCCCGCATCGATCAACTGCCGTAAGATAGATGTCGAGGCTTTAGACAAACCGCCAATCATATGACTTAGTCCTAAGCCATAAAATCCCAATCCGGGCAAAAACTTATATTGCACAAAATAATTAATTTTGTTTTTGTAAGGATCTGCTTCGTTGTAATTTCTTCTAATAGACAAGACTGTCTGGGACGACTCGTCTATTGTTACGATATAAGGCAGCTTCAGTCCAGTTGGTTCTCCGTCTTCTCCAACGTCCTCAAAACCTTTAAGGTCCAGAATGGTGTGAACCTCGTAAACCGTATGGTCCCTTTCTTCCGCATAAGAAGGACCAAGCCCTTCTATTTCATCTATTTCTTTTTGGATATCCGAATCGTCTGCTGCATACGAACTTTCTTTAATTTCTACATTCGCGTAAAAACCAGACAACTGCTGCTTTTTGATTTCGTTGCGCGACATGTTAATCGAATGCGTAACCCTTTCTGCGCTAGAAAGATCTGAGGCTTCGTAAGGCACGATCAGGTCTTCTGGCGATATAAACTTTGCGACAGCTTTGTTTAAGACAGTATCGAAATAAATCTTTTTGAACGCACTTCCTGCGAGCGGCAGATAAAACAAGAGCATGTCTAATTCTGGATCATAATCTTGCATTACATTCATGATGTAAAAGTTCATGAACTCTTGAACTCGATCAGCTTGAGCCTCTGTCTCAGCGGTTCTAGCGCCTATTAGTTGAGTTTTTACTGGCCCCTTTGCAGGAAGCATTTCCTTGTAAGCTTGGGCTTGAAACTGTGTAACAGCCTCTGCCAGTATGGGATGGATTACACCACTAGAGCCTTCAAACGGCTGGGATCTAGACTCATCAAACTTCATGCCCAAATACTTTAAACCATCGACATAGGTCTTTTCCCACTCGCCTCTTGAGTCCTTGTCTGAGCGTATACTAGACAGAATGTCACTAGACAAGCTTTGTAACTCGTTATCATCTATTAAATCGACAAGATTAGCGTCGAAAGCTTGCGGCTCGCCAGCAGGCTCCTGTTCAGGCTCCTCGTCTGGGATTAAGATTTCTTCTTCATTGACGAGTATTTCTGCGGCCTCGCGTATCTGGTCTTCCCTACTTGGCTCTGGGAAAACCTCAATTGCGTTACCAGTCACAGCAATATCTGGATCGTCTTGAGTGCCTAATTCACGTTTTTCTATAGCCATAGCTTCTCAGTTTACCATCAGTTAATAATAGACTACACGCTTGCGAGGCAATAAGTCTGCCTCCATTGCATAGTCTTCGTTGAGCGCAACAAAGCCGCCCTGCCTAAAACGCATTAACGCCATGGTAGCCGAGTCACAGTAGTCGTCATGATCACCGTATGGGAAAGAAGCCATTTCCTCAATTACTTCATCAGCGAAATTGTCTTCAGTTGCCCAAACCATGCCAGACTCGAAAATTGGCGCCACAGAATTCATTCTGGCAATCTTATCTTGTCCGCGACTTGGTGTATACGCCGTAACAGGAATGCCCATACGCCTAAGCTCTTGAGTCAATGGCGTTCCAGAGGCCTTGGCTTCAATCAAAACACAATCTGGCTCCCAATATTTATATTCATCCCAAGCCAGTTTTTTAAGCTCTGGGAAATCGACCCGAACACGTTTTGCGTCTAACAAAATAATTTGATCAGCTTCCCCGTCAGCAGGACTGAATATTGCCCAAGTGGTTATGGCTGAATAGTCAGCAGTTTCTTTTTTACTAAATGCCGTATCATAACTTTGTATGACATAACTGTATGCTGGCACATCACCTTCCCACAAGTTCCACCACTCTCGCTTTACAATAGAGCCTTCTTCTGCGGTTGGGTTTTGTAACCATTGAGAGTTCCATTTAGCTATTGGCAAAGATGCTTTGACAGATAACAACTCGTCTTTATTCCAGAACTCAGGCCAAAGCGGAGTTTCGCTCTCAGGCATAATTGCAGGAAACTCGACAACCTCCCACTTGTCAGCGTTTTCATCACCTTGCTTTTTCAAAACCTTGCCAACCAGATCTTTGGTAGACCATCTGGTCATGACAATGATGATAATCCCTCCGGGCTGCAAACGCTGGCGAGGACCAGAGGTGTACCATTCGTAAGCGCTTTCCATGGCTGTAGGAGACATGGCGTCTTGTTCTGAGTGCGGATCGTCAATAATTAACAAGTCTGCGCCTCGACCTGTAATGGCGCCACCGACACCAGCTGCGAAGAATTCACCTTCTTGGTTGCTAGTCCAACGGCCAGCCGATTTGTTATCTGCCTCTAATCGCGTGTCTGGAAAGATGTGTCGATAATCTTGGCTGTCGATTATGTTACGCACTTTACGACCAAATCTTACAGCGAGTTCTGCTGTGTGTGTGGTTTGTATAATCTTTAAGTTCCCACGCAAGCCCATCATCCAACTAGGGAAGTAGGTACTAGCAAATTCTGACTTTGAATGTCTTGGAGGTAGGCAAACTATTAACCGCTTGAGCTTGCCTTGCGCGATACGGTTAAACTTTTCACCAATGATCTTGTGGTGTCGTCCCTCAATAAAGTCTGGCCACAAATGTTTGACGTAGCTAATAAAGTCTTGCTGGCAAGACTCTTGTTTTTTTAACTGTTCGTATCGATCAAGCAAAGCAACAGCTTCGGCCTGATCTTGTTGAGACAGAATATCAAAGTCTTTGAGACTGATTTCCGACAACTAAACGCCCTCCCAAGCCTCTCCTTTGAATAACCTCGACTCGGCTTCTCGTCTGCGTATTAGCCCATCAAGAACTTCTCCACCAGCACGATTCCATCTTTTCATCTGTCGAGGTACTTCTTCAAAATTGCCAGAGTTTAATTCTTTGAGCATGGTTGACTCTTTCAGATTTGCTGGTCCTAAGTTGTAGGTCCAAGCAACCAGAGCATCAAACTCGTTTTGTTGCAGTTCCGATTCAACGTAGTTTTTAACGTAATCCTCAAACTCTACCAAGTCTTCTGCCAACATGGTTTCTGCTTCTTCTTGCGTGCAGGTATCGCCATCCGATACATTAGCCGTGTGGCCATAGCCGATTGTTGGAACATCTGCTGAGCATCTGTACGCTGTTAGCTCACAACCTTCAAATAACTTAATCAGAGATATGCCTTCCTGACTTGTTTTTAATTCATTGTTCATCTTTTACTTCCTGTTCTTCATCAGCTTCTCGGTAATACTTTACAATGCTGAGAACCTGTCTTAAATATCTTTTTACATCCGCCATGTTCGTTGAAAGATTTTCGTAACCTTTGGTCGTCAGCGCATACCAGACGTTAGTTGGCGCATTACCTTCGTTTAAATCGTCAAGATACTCTTGCATAAGTTCTGGGTTTAACACGGTCCATTCTACAGGAACAGGATCTATTTGATTAGGCAGTGGAGGGTGATAGGTAGGCGCTTGTTTTATTACTGTTACAACTTCTATAGGTTTAACTTCAGGAATGTCCCGACTTGAACCGAGTATGGAGCAACCGCTAACTAGCAGTAGAGCTAGGAATAATAATATCTTCATCGAACTGCGTTTCATCGGTAATAACTTTAAGATCATTGAGTACTGACTTCGTACCACGATTGATAATATTCTCTATTAGCTTTGGCTTCCTGATGGACAATACATCCATGGAATGCCGTGAGAACTTTTTTCTGATATCTGTGACCTCGTTTTGAGCTACCATATTTTCTTTTGTTAGCTTTTCAACCTGACTAATCATCATTTCTTGATTCTCAACAGCTTGCTTTAGATTATCGTTTTGCTGCTCAATAGTACTTTCAAGAGTTTTCTGGTTTTGAATAGACTGCTCTAACTGTAAATGAAACGCCTCGATCTCTGCTTGAGTCTTGTCATAGTACATTTTGAAAGAACCTGCCAGAATAATTAAAGCCAACCCTAGTCCTGCACTTAACTTAAACCCCATAGCTACACCAAAAAATTAAGATTAGTCGGAGCTTTCCCCGACTGAAGCTGTATCTTATTATTTTTAGCCACATAAAGTGTAGTGTTTAATTGCTCCACTTTCTGCTTACGCTCTTCAACCTGAAGATCATCCATTAACCTCTGGTACTTCTGTTCTGCTACCTGCCGCCAAGCTATCTGGTTGGCAGGGTTTGTCGCTCCCACATCCATAACTTCTCCTACGGTTTAAACATTAATATAGCTAGGCCCACCACAATTCCAGCGGCAACCAAGCCTGTAATTATAAT